ACCTGGAAATTGTCGTAGGAGTATGTGACGGGCAGCGTGTTCGTGTTCGTGCCGTCCAGCGTCGACCGCACACCCACCTGCCCGGCAGCCGTGATAGCCGAATCCGTGACGGTCGCCTGCCAATCCAACTCGACACTCCCGACCTGCCACACCTTCGCCCGCAGGACCGACCCCTGCACCTGGAACCGAAGCGTGAACAGCGTGTTCGCCGCATGCGTTCCCGGGACCGACACCGTGACCAGATCGAATTGCGCTCCGCCGACCCGCTTTTGCAGCGTCAGTTGCAGCGATTGGTTCGTGTTGAACGACACCCGGGCCGCATACAAGTTGTTGACATCCGTATAACGGGCGACGAGGTGCGCATACTGCTGGCTGCCCACGGCAAGAGCACTGGTAGCCACATCCACGCGCAGATCCACGTCGGCTGTCGCTGGCGGTGTCAGCACGCTGTAGCGGGAGGCGTTCACCGAGGCGACCGAGTGCGCGCCCTGGGTGCCTGAGGTGGAGAATTCGGCGGCCGTGCCCACCGTTGTCCACGCGTGCCCGGTGTCTGTGGTCCCCCAGCCGTTTGCCACGGTGCGGGTGAACGTGTCCAGCACTGCGGGCGTAACGACGCCCGCGCGCATCACCTCGCCGCCCACGCGGATGTCGAGCGGGAGTTCGTCGTTGGTGGTGTCGGTGGCGAGTCGGAAGACGATCTCGTCGGCGTAGAGAATGTTCGATGACGGCGGGAAACTCGGGACGGTCGGCGAGAGGTTCGCGTATACGGCGCCCCCGGGAGGCGTCACCGTCTGCTGGAAGAACGTCCACACGCCTGCGGTGACCTGCTGGTCGTTGGCCGTGGTCGACAGATAGGCGTGCGAGGCGTCGAACCAGTTCACGTTCAAATCGACATTGCGGGACACCGCGCACAACAGCCACCCGGACAGCACGTACTGCTGGCCCACCGTCACCGCGATCTGCTCGGAGCCCGCGTTCGGGAACTGCGCGACACCATCCGGGGTGATCTGGAGCGACCACTGGCCGGCGAACGGCGGAGTGCCCGGAGTAGCTACGCGGGCGAGCGTGGCCCCGGACGCACTCCAGTTGGCGAGGTCGGTCTCGAAACTGCGGTTGGTGTTGAGCTGCCCGGACTGGACCCAGCCAGGGCCCGATGTGGTGGCCACGGTCACGCTGGTCGTGGTCGAGGTGAGGTCCGCGGCGAGGACGCTGCCGTCAGTGTCGATCCGGGCTGTCGTGGTGTCGAGGTATCCGACCAGGTAGGGGCTGGCGGGTGAGCAGGTGAACGTCAGGCGGTGCTCGAAGTGGGTGATCTGCTCTTCGACGCCAAGAATGAGCTGGTCGATTGTGTCGGAGCCGAGCCATGACGGCGGGTTGAGGACCTGCATGCGGTCGCCCATGCGGAGGGCGAGGACGGCCCGCCGCAGTGCCGGGTTGGAGGCGAAGCTGGCGTGTGCCAGGTTGACGCTGATCTGCGGATAGCGGGCCTCGTCCACCGTGCCCAGCTGCACCCGCCACGCCGCCTGGTCCAGCAGCGTCGGCGTGTCCGACGAGGCCAAATTGAGGGCCAGTGGGGAGGTTGCGTTCGGCCCGTAGACGCCGACACCGGTCGGCGGAGGGGCTGTCGACAAGGCCCCGGACGTCGCCTCGTAGGTCGCGGTGACCCCGCCCGCGCTGACGGTGACCCGGTTGGCGAGGTAGCGGTCGTCCTCGACGGGGGTGGGGACCTGCGACAAGTTGTAGGCGGTGTAGTCCAGGACGAGCGCCGGGTCCTGGTTGTACAGGCTGGCCCGGGTGCGGTAGCCGAGGCCGAGGACCGCGAGGTTTTCGTACAGCAGGCCGCCGTCGGCGAGGACCGCTTCCTGCATCAGCGACAGCGGGTTCGTCTTGCCCTGCGCGCCCATGTCGACGGTGTCGTCGAGGTCGCCGATCCAGTCGACGGCGAGGTTGTTTTCGCCGCACAGGCGTTGGATGCGGCGCCCGGCGGCCTCGCCGATCGGGTTGAGGCGTACCCCGAGCGCGCCCACCGCGCTGATCGTGTTCTCCACCGTCACATGGCCGATGGCCACTCCGGGCAGGAACTGGGTCCCGTTCGGACCGACCGCAGACCGGCTGGCCGGGCCGAACTGGACCTTCGTCACCCTCGACAACTGGGTCACGTTCGCGGTGTCGGTGACGGAATAGGTGAGCCCCGTGTTGACGTCCGTGATCCGCACCGCGCGGGTGATCGCCGTCCCCGACTCCTGGAACTCCACGCTGATATACATCTGCCGGCCCCGCACGTCGAGGGTGTGCGGCAGCTCGATCCCGAGGAAACTGCCGTCAGCCGCGCACATGCGGAGGGTGAGGCTGGTGGACGTCGCGGAGTAGTACAGCTCCCAGAACTGGGCTGATCCTGCGGAGTAGTCGACCTGATCGATCGCGCAGATGACTTTGCCGTCGGACAGCCCGATCGCCGGGATGAAGCAGAGGAATCTCACCTGGGTGGCGGTGGGTTCGTCGTAGGCGACGACGCCGCCGGACAGCGAGCTGCTGGTGAGGTCAGGCAGCGGATCCGACGCCCCGAACCCGCTGTAGGAGGCGAGGGTCGGGGTTCCGGAGATCGTCATCCGGGAGCCGCTGACGAGGGCGGACGCGATCGTCGTCGCATCCGAGGGGTCTTCGCACGGCCAGTACGCGACCACGCTGGACGGCAGCGGGTTCGCGACCGCGTTGTAGATCACGCTACGTTCCGGTGCCGGGCCCTGCGCGAGGCGCTGCAAGATCCCGTTCACGCTCACGTCGACCCATACATCCGACCCCGTCGGATCCCATGACGCGGGCCACTTCGGGATTTCACCCCACAGCCGGTAGCTCTTGCCGCCCATCCCGTCCGGGACCGAGATACGGATCGGCTGGTTACGCCCGATCAGCCCGTACCAGACGCCCATGGCGTTGCGGGGGGTGAACCTTCCGTCCTGGTTTTTCAGCGGCAGCGAGCCGGTGGCCTGCTCGGTCTGGTTGCCCTCGTCGCGGATGCCGCGGGTGAGGGTGATCCGCCCCTGTTCGTCGCGGACCATCACGAAGGAGGTGATGTCCACCCACACGCCGTTGACGAAGAGCTCTACCGTCACCGGGGCGCCAGTGGAGGCCTCCCCGGACGCGCCAAGGGGACCTGGCGCGCCGCCCATGCGACGCTGCCAGCCCATCACGTGCGCTGCGACACCTCCCGGCATGGACTACTCGTCCCAGACCACGAAGCAGGTTGCGTTCACTGCGGCGCCGAACGTGGCCCGCACGCGGAGGAACCGGCTGACAGCGATGATCGGCCTTTCGTCAGGCATCCACTGGTAGAAGTAGTTGATGTCCGTCGATCCGGCCGTGGGCGGGACGAGGTTGACGTCGAACGTGCGGGTCGCGGTCACGGTGCCCTCGGCCGACGCGGTGTACCCGGTGCCGGTCGTCGACAGAGTCATCAGCGAGGGCGGGGCGTTCGGGTCCAGCGGCTGGACCCCGGACGCGACGTGTGCGACGACGGTCGCAGCGACGTCCGTCTGAATCAGTTCGACCTGCCCAGCCGACCCGGGCACCCCGTCGAGGGTGAACCCCCACGAAATGAGCTGAATCTGCCTAGTGCTCGGGGTCGCGATCTGAAGCATGGTCTTGATCGCCGTGCCCGTGGTCACCTTCTGTTGGGCTGCGGTCGTGGGCATCGGCCCGTTGAAGCACTTGTAGCGATGCATCTCTCTCCTCTTACGGACGACCCATGAGGGCGACTTGCACGTTGCCGCCGCGGACACGGACGAACTGACGCAACTCCCGGGCCAGGAACTCGTCGTAGCGGGAGGAGCCGCTGGAGCGGATCTCCAGCTCCACCCGCACCACTCCGCCACCCCCACCGGCCATGCGGCGCGAGTCCGGCCCAGACCACACCCGCGACCCGACCGGGAGATCGAGTAGCTCCGGCTCGTGCTCGCCCACCCACGTCAACCCGCCGCGCAGGCCACCTGACGCGGCCGCGCCGACGATGCCGCCCGACGCTTTCCCCTTGACTGCACGAGAGATGGCCTTCTCCATGACCTTCGCGAGATTGCTCATGGCCTTTTCGAGCTTGTCCTGCTGCTTGGTCAGCGAGGTGACGAGCTTCTCCTGCGCCTTGATCGCAGCCCCGTACACCGCATCCGAGGTCGTCTTCCCAGCAGCCCCTGCGGCCTTCGTGATCTGCCCCTGAAGGCTGTTGATCGAGGAGATCTCCGACCCCGAAGCCCCGAGCAGGGCGCCCGCGGTCTCCAGGCCGCCGCCGTTGACACCGGCTTCGCCGATCTGCTGGAGCAGGTCCTTCGACAGGCCCTTCGACTTGAGGCCCTTCAGCGCGTCCGCGAACGCGCTGTCCTTGTCGCGGGACTGGGTGAGGCCGCCCATGAGAGAGGCGACGGTGACGGTGCTCCCCGCGGAAACGCCCTGGGTGATGCTCGACGACGACAGGACGTTCGACTTCACCGAGTCGGACAGTTGCGACGCCGAGTTCTTCAGACCGTCGAGTTTCGTCTTCGCGCTGTCGAGGCTCCGGGTGACGCTGTACAGGCTCTTGTCGTACTTGATGAGGCTCTTGCCGACGGAGTCGAGTTCCTTCTCCAAACGGGCCTCGGTGCGGCCATGGAACGCGGCCCGGATCTGGCTCGCGGCCTCGTTCAACGCCTGCGTCAGACTGCCCAGATCAGCGGGGCTCCCAAGCGACCGCTCGAACGGAGTCGTGTGGTAGCCAGCCATCCTGCCGAAGTGAGAGATCCCGAACTGCCCGGACAGCGCAGAGCGGGCGCTCTTCTCCGCCGCGGTGACGCCGCCCTTCGCGAAGCGGGGCACCCGGTCTTCGTTGATCGCCTCCAGCATGGACCGGTACTTGGCAGTCTGCCGCTTGTTAACGATGAACTCCCCGCCCATCGCCAACAGCGGCACATCGTCCTCGACACCGGAGCCACCCGTGATGTGGCCGCCGGTCGCGTACTTCGACACCCCGCCCTGGCCCTGCGCGGGCCGGCCGATCGTGGAGTACTTGGAGATCTGCTCCCGCACCGTCGTGATCGTCACCGTCTTGCTGCGCAGGGCTGCAATCGCCGCGAGGATCGCGTGTGCCGCGGCACTCGCCCGGTCCCGCGCAGACAGGGTGATCGTCTTGTCCTTCAGGCCGTCACGGGCCCGCTGCACCGCGTCGATCGCGGACTTCGCGGGCTTCCCGTTCGCCGTGATGCTGAAGCGGCCGTCCTTCAGCCGTGTGACCTTCAGCCCCAGGTCGCGCAGCATCGACACCGCATCGTCGGTGAGCGCGCTGACCTTGACGCTCTTCGCGTTCGGAGTCTTCTTCAGCGCGGACAGCACCGAGTCGAGGCCGCTCACGGCATCCTCGGTCCGCATCTCCAGCTTCGTGGACTTCTTGTCCGGGATACGCAGGATCTGGTCGGCGAGCTGGCCAGCCTCCGCCTTGGTCAATCCCATGGCCCGCGCCGACTTGACCAGCTCGGAGCGGCCCCGTGCGTAGATCCCGTTGACGGTCTCCCACGACGAGCCCGACTCCCGCGCGGACGTCGCCGCGCCGTCCGTTTTATCCGCGAGATCCTGCAACGCGGACGCGGCGTTCCGCGCCTTCTCCGAGTTGAGGTCGAGGACCCCGTGATTCATGCTGAGCGCGCCGGCGTTGTCCTTCGCGGCCTTCGATGCCGCGTCAATCGCTGACTCGAAGCCGATCATCCCGCCGAGGCCTTGGCGCTGCGCATCGTTGAGGGCCTGGATTGCGCCGCGCAGCCCGTCCGCGGATGCTTTCTGCGCGTCGAGCTTCGCGGCCGTGTCCTGAGCTGACTGCCCGAACAGGCCCTGCGACTGCGCGGTGAGCTTCGCTTCGAGGGCCTGGTCTGCGAGCGCGGACTTGTAGTCGTCGAGCTTGGACCGCAGCTCCTTCGAGCTGAGGCCCTGCTTCTGCATGGCCTTCGCGACGTCGTCGAACGCGGCTTTCGCCATGTCCGCCTTGCCGCCCTTGACCATGTTCGCAAGCGACTTGTCGACCGCGTCCAAGTTCTTCTTGGCGTCCGCGACTGGCGTGGAGTCCATGCCGACGAGGCTGGTCAAGAACTGCTGGGTCTTGTCCAGGTTGCTGGGACGGCTCAGGGTGCGCAGGCTGTCTGCCAGGCCTCCCAGATCCTTGCCGTACGAGCGCAGCGCCTCTCCGCTGACCTTGCCCGTGCGGCCGAGGTTGCCCAGCGCCGTCGTCATCCGGTCGACGTCCGGCGGAGCCTTCTTTCCCATATCCGAGAGTTTCGAGAACACCACCGCGACCGCAGCGATCCCCGCGACGATCACGCCCGCCTTCGCCGCAGTCCCCAACGACATGAACGCGGCCCGCAGGCCCGCCATCCCGCCGCCCGCAGCCGCCGACGCCGCAGTCAGCCCCGTGATAGCCGTCCGGAGGGACGTGATGCCCTCCGCTGCCACACCGATGCCCGCACCCGCCAGCTTGATCAACTTAAAGGCCGCGTACACCTGCATCAGGTTGCCGACCAGCGACGGAGGCACCGCAGCCACCAGCTTCGCGAACGCGTTGACCAGCGACAGCATCCCCGGGCCCGCCTGCGACGCGCCCTGAAGCAAGTTGCTGACAGCCTTGGCCACGTTCGTCAGCAGTTCCTTGACGGCCGGCCCCTGAGCCTTGGCGTAGGCGAAGAAGCTCGCGATCGGGCCGGAGGACTTCCCCTCCGACAGGGCCCGCATGAAGTGAATCGCACCGTCCGTCGCGCTCTTCAACGACGAGTTCGCGAAGGTGCCGACCTTCTTCGACAGCGCGTCGAACCCAGACGTATTGACCGCGCCGCCCGCGACGCTCACCAGCCGGTCCAACTGCGTCGACGCACCGCGAGCCATCGGGGTCAGCTTCGGAATGATCTGCCCAAGCACCGCGAACGACTTCTCAACCGGAGCCATCGTGAACTTCGCGTTGCTGTCGGAGAACTCCCGGAACGTGTCCCGCAGATTCGAGTACGCGGCAGACGCCCGCTGCGTCGCCGCAGGCATCGACGACAACGAGTCCGCAACGAACTGCTGCGCCGCCATGGCCTGCTTCGACTGCGCCCCGTACTTCGTAACCGCAGCCGTGTACTTGTCCTGCGCGCCCGCCGCGTCCTTCAGATTCCCGATCTGCGGAATCACCGCAGCACCGAACGCCGCAACCGCCAGCCCGGCCGCGCCCGCATGCACCGCGATCGGCGCCAACGCCGCAGCCACCGGGACCGCGGCCGGCGCCAGCGACAGCATCGTCGCCCGCAGATCCTTGAACGCGCCCCCGCCGTCCTTCGCGGACCGGGCGAGTCCGTCGACACGCCGTGTGACAGCAGTGATCCCAGGGCCGGTTGCGTCGCTGACGCGGACTGTGATGGTCACGTCATCGGCCATCAGGGATCACCTCCGTCGTCGGGTGTGTCGGGTGTGTCGGGGGTTCCGGCCTTCTCGATCGCCACGAGGCGCAGGAGTTCGGTGTCTTCCTGCATGAGGGTTTCGAGGGTGTAGCCGGGGAAGCGTTCGAGGAGCCCGAGCAGGAGTCGGGCTCGTCTCAGCTCGCGAGGGGCTCGGACAGGGGTTCCATCGGAATCGACAGCGCCGGGGACTGCTCGCCAGAGGTCGAGCTCTCGGGCAAAGGGTCGGCGCCGTGGACCCCCGTGAGGGTTTGGATCCACGCGTTGTTCATGGCCACGACCAGGTCGTGATCCACGGACAGGACGCCCTTCTCAGTGGGCGGGACCGGCTGCTCGGTGTCCTCGTCTTCGAGGTTCCAGCTGACGAGGTGGCTGATGAAGTTCTTCAGACTCCCCGCGTCGCCGTCTCCGTCGCCGCCGTCGAGGCCGGTGGCCTCCATGTACTCGCCGAGTGACATGCCGCGGACCTTGGCCTCGGCCCCGTGGTGCTCGTGGCCTGGGGCGAACTTGATCGTGTAGGTCTTGACCTTGGTCCTGTAGCCCACGGTCGTGCCGCCTTTCAAAGTATGTCCGAGTTGACCGTTATGCCCAGGTTGGTACGGTGCCGTCCGCGAGGACGCCCGGCACCGACGCGGTGAGCTCGCCGGACTGGGCCCGCTGGAGCGGGTAGTCGGTGAAGAGCACTTCGTTCGCGAGGGTCTTGCCAGCGACGGTGAGCGTCGTGGTCCGGGCGACGGAGGTGCTGGGGACGGTCTTGAACACATCGTGGCTCGCGTTGGCCGCAAAGTTGGCCACGATGTTCAGCGTGACCGAGAAATCCGCGAGGAGCAGGAGCCGCTCGATCGCGCTCTTGTCGATACCCGTGACGTCCTGCACCGCGCGCGGGGTCGCGAACTGGAGGTTGGTGACGTCGTTGATGATCGTGCGGACGACACCGGCCGAGTCATCGACCGAGCACACTGACCATCCGAGCCCTGACTGCTTGGCCATGGTTGGTTATCCCTTCTGTTGCAGGTCGACGATGCGGCCCTGGTTTTCGGTCATGTCCTCAACCCAGTCCG